GTTTTTCTTTCATAATTAAAATGTTTTGTTGGATGCAATATATAAAACTTTTTTAAATAATTGTGTATAAAATGTTAATTATTTTTTTGTGTATCTGCTTGACCTACTGCGTTTAACGATAAACCTACTGCGTTTAATGATTACCCTACTGCGTTTAACGAATAGAGTAGGTGCCTTTGTTAAATCCCTCTAAAGCGTATTGAGCTGCGTAGCGGATTGAATCGATACAGTGATTGAATTTATCGACAGGTTTAGTTTGACCTTTGGTTGCCCAAACATAATTATTTAATTCTTTAACAAGATCCGTAGAGTCAGGATCTATTATTAAATCAAAGTCTTGTAGTAATGCAATACCAGACAGAATAGACCCACTGCGTTTAATGGTCGGTCTTATGTTCACTCCCTTCGCCTTGACTTCTTTTATAAGTCTCGGCTCAGAGTTATCTGATATTATAAGTTGTGGTCCAGCATATCTTATATTGAAGTCTGCAATCTGTGATGTAGATAGCCCAGCTTTACAATACATTACTTTACAAAAGATACGCCTACCTTTTTTATCTATACTGAGTTTAGTGAGAACAGTCGGATCAATACTAAATCCAAAGTCTTGACCATAGTATATTTCATAGTTCTCATTGAAATCTCCTATCCTCCAGTTCTTGAATATAACACCTTCTTGCTTTTCTAACCAGGCTCCCATAATCTGATGAACGTATTTCTCTGGCCTTCTTCTTCTGATGTCTTGTATTTGGTTGAGAAAAGATATTGATAGATGATCTTTGTTGTCTAAGTAAGTTGTATGAATGTATGTTATGTTTTGTTTTATTCCGTTATATCCATCAGGCACATCCCTATTCTGGAAGAACCTACTAAATATCCAATGTTCCTTTGTGGTTGGGTTCAGTATTAATATAACCCTATTGAGTTTATTTTTCACCCTTACAGATTGATCTATTTTGTCGAAGTCATCTTCGTTTGTCAGCTCCTCAGCTTCATCAAGTACAAATGTAGTTATTGCGTTTAATGATTTCAGTGCGGCTGTTTGATTACCTGATGCAGTTCGTATACCCTTAAACAATATACTTGACTTTGTTTTTATGTTGGTGATCTCGTCTTTAGTTATTCTAAAGTCTTCGACCACACCCATTAGCTCTAGCTTCTCTATAAACTCTGGGATAATAGATGATGCTGCTGATACCATTGTATACCTGGTAAACAATATCTTGTGGCCTCTTTCGTAAGTAAGCAACAATAGAAATACATTAACTGCAAATGATTTACCACTGCCCCTACCGCCTGTAACTATAAAATATCTTGATTGATTACCAAACGCCTGGTACTTGCTATTCAGCTTCGGTGGCTTCATCTATATCTATTGTTTTTTCTTTACTACCCTCAAAGAAATTCATTATGGATATATCTACCTTATCTGCATTACCACCCAGGTCAACATAATCTTTTGGCTTACCATAAACATACTCAACGATCATCTTACGGTCAAACTGTGAGTCTCTTGCATTCTCGGCTATTAGTTTCCAGAACTCTTGCTCAGATCCATATATTTGTTTTATAGCGTCTGTAGCCAACAATCTTGACCTATTGCGTTTAGCGACATTCATTTTACTAGAAGTCGCCAGAGAACGCCTTAAAACAGCGTCTCCTGGCTTCTGACCGTTATTCTTTCTACCGTCAGTAGGTTTCATATACTTTCTTACTGTTTTCTTTCTAGGCATTTAGTTTGGTATATATGTTGATATGTTTTCCAGATTTTATCACTCCAATTATTTTTTGTGTATAGTTTGTCGCTTTCAGCTTTAACTCCTTTGTATTCTAATATAATTAAATATAATTTACCAACTGGTTGTGGATACAACTTATACCCGTTTTTCAAACACCAGGATATAGCTAACAAATTATATTCTGTATTAATTTTACCTTTCTCAACATTCTTGCTCTGCCTTATGTTTTTCATTCATATCCTCAATCATTATTTTATATTTAATGATTTCTGATTTTAGATTTATGTTCTCATCTATTAAATCTTGTTTTGCCTTTTTTGTATTGTTAACAAAATGCTTGTATTCCTTTTTGAAGTTTTTACAAACGCTAGCTAAATGATTATCGTATTTAAATATGATAGGAATTATTTTTTTTAGTGAATGTAAAACTGATGTGTGATGCACGTCCATTGAGTCAGCTATAGCTTCGACACCACAGCTTGTGTGGTTTCTCGCTAGATAAAAATATACAGCTCTTGCATAAACATAAGATCTTTGTCTAGTCTTTATTGATATGTCTATTTCAGTACATTGTTCAACAAAGGCTCTAATTTGTGATAATTTCATAGTTAATTTATTTTTGACAAACCTAAGAAAAATTTCGCTGACTTTATAGCTAAATGTATTCCTTCACATTCTTCATACAGTTCTAAGTCCTCAAAAAACTTTAAAGTTCTCTCGCATTCCTCAAGTGTGCTGCCGTGTGTCAAGTCCTCTACAGTAAAATCAAAATACAGTTTAGACAAGGCATTACTAAATTGCAAAGTATTTGACATAGTTTCCAACTGCCTTTTTAACTTTATGTTCTCCTGATCTAAGAAAATCCTCTGTAACCTCATCTGTCTTTACCTTTTTTGTCCTTTTATCTATTATAACAAATTCAAAGGTTTCTTTATCAAACAATTTCATATACAAATATGCCTGTATGTCGTAGCCATAAAAATATTTATTGTAATCCCAGTTGTCAATATCGCCTGTGGTCTTTATATCAACAACACGATCCTCGCATAATAAATCAGCCTTTCCTCTAAAAGGTAATCCAAAAACATAATTTATGTTTGGAACTTCAGGCTTACCATTTTCAATTAAATACTTTGACCTACTATGTTTAAGGATATTATGTTTAAGATCTTCTGCCCAAAGTTTTTCTTTATGAAGCATAACTTCTTTTTTAGATGTTGATGCTATTTCCTTGAACTCTTTGTTTCTTCTTGTGCTTACATCAACGAAATCATAATACTCATCCATCTTGTCAGTTTCTAAAACCGTAACGTGAAACAATCTACCATCTCTTAGTGGTTTAAGGTTGGGGCTGAATTTGTTATCTTCAAACAAATAGTCTTCTACACTTTCACACAGCTTCTTACAAGAGGATGATGATAAGCAATTAGCACCTAGATAGCCATAGTAAAATTCATTATCATACATCTTGTCTATGATATCATCTACCTTCCATTCAGAGCCATCAAGCAATCTTATTGTCTTCATATTAATTTAGTTGCTTTATCAACATTGATATAGGCAACTATTTTTTTTACCCTTTCGTTATTGCTAAAATTTGTAGTAGCTGGATTTTTACTATTGACTTCCCATCTTGGATCAGCTAGAAATAGATTATAACAGTAAATGCCTTTTGGGGTGCTGCATATATAAAGAGGTGTTTCGTCTGACCCAAAACATTCTGATATCAAATAATCATATTTACTTTTTTCTATAATTAAATCCTCGTAATGTTTTTTTCTGCATTTAAGCTCAATGCGATAACCCCATATGCTAGAATAACAATCCCACTTAGACATTTTGTTTTTTGACTTTACAAGATCTGTAAAATGATACAGCTTCAAATAATTAAACAGCTCAAGCTCACTTTTAATAGTTTTCATATAATCTTTTCAGTGGATTGTACACGTTTGACACAAAGCAAGAGCTACAACCTGTGGCTCTTTGATGTGCATTGAACACCCTGTTATATATGTTGATAGACCTGCTAACTTTGTCAGCAGAAAGCACACTGCCTTTTGTGTTAAACATTTTGTCAAGAAAAATATATTCTGATTGAGTCAAGCACTCTGGCTTGCTGTAATCAAATAATTTATTTAGCTTTTCTTTTCTTTCATCACAGCCGCAATCCTCACCTAGTGCCCACTTTACAGCAGTCTTTATGCCAGTCGCTTTTGTAATTTTTTCTATATCGTCACCAAGTCCTTTAGACTTGTTGTCGAATTTTTCTTTCCACTCTTTATATTTTTTTGTTCTTTTATCTTTTGGTTTTTTCATATTATTTAATTTTATGGTAATCTTTGTTAAAGAAATCTGCAACATCTTCTCCAAACTTTTGCTCTATAATTATTTTATAATTCTTACAAGAATTATAAATACTTGTTAATGATATGCCTGTTTCACTTGCAATCTTTCTTAAACTCTTATCTGTATAATAATATAATCTAAAAAGCTTCTCATCGTACCAATGCCAAGTTTTTATTTCATTATCTATTTTGTCAATTAGTTTTTGATGAGCCTGTTCATATAAGATCATATTTTTTTCATCATCAATGGATGTCGTCAAGTTTATTGGATAATAGTTTATATTATTGCTATCGTCAAAACTATCATAATCCTGGTACTGTAATCTTGTATTTTTCTTTTCGGCGTTCTTGTGCTGGTAATACAGATTTTTTATTGTAACATATATATATAAAGAGTTTATTTTACCATTGACTTTTATTTTGTCAATGTCTTTTATGTACTTTAATATTCTGAAATACATAAGTTGTACTAGGTCGTTTGCTAAATGTTCATCTTTACAAATGGAGAGAGCTATCCTATGCCACTCTTCATTTCGTTTAGATAATTCATTTAGTATCATTTTCTAGTTCCTTTTGTAAATTAGCTAGTGCTCTCCAAGCAACCTTAGCAGAATGTCTAATACCGTCATCATCAAAAGTCCCAGCTTGTAATAAATGTCTAGCTAAGGCGTCAAGCTCATCTCCTGACTTTGATCTATCCCAATGCAGTATTTTGTGAGGGTTGTGTTGCTCGTTGCCTTTATAGCTACACTTAGCCACTTCTTTTATTGCGTCTGGAAAATAATTTAAAACCCCTGAATAAACTGGTATTTTTTTTCTGTTCATCTCCCTTAATATAATAATTTTAATTCAATTTTATATTCATCTCCATAATATTTCTTTAGCTCCTTGACATAACACACACTTGCATCATTCTCAAATACAATACCTTCCAAAGCGTCCATAAACGCTTTGTTCACATTGTCAAGAAGATCAGGGCTAGATATTCTAAATGTAAAGTTTTCTTTATCTTTCTTACGCCACTTTGCTGGATACTTGTATATGTAATGCAAATATTCTACTGTGATAGGCGTACTATGTTTAATGATTACAAAGTCTTCAGGTAACTGTGATT